TCTCAAGGAGGTGCCTAACTGGTCTAACGCGATGTCCAAGAACCACTGTGATAACATCACCAATCGATGCGCCTGGTTCAGTGATCTACTCGCGGCTGTTTTCGTGGCGTGCACCAAGATCCTCTCTGCTGTCCGTCTCAAGGCGGACAACAAGAAGATTTCCCTCAAGCTTCCCACCGAGGAGGTTTTCATTCAGACCTGCTACAACAACATCGCCAGGGATCTTTACAAGGATCCTTACGTCTTCGGTGAAGAGCAGAGTGAATATTTGAGGGACGAGAAGCTCACAGAGCGTTTCTCGCTTTGCATCGAGAGTACCGTGAAGGAGCTCATTCCAGTGCAACAGATCCTCCAGACGTACATGGCTCAGGAGACCCGCGACATTTCTCTCGACGGTGAGATTCATGATGGCACTGATCCCGATGTAGTTGACGACACTTTCCCAGAGCCCGAGCCCGAGCCCGAGCCCGAACCCGAGCCTTTCCCAGAGCCCGAACCGGAGCCTATGACTGGTCCCGATCCCGAGCCTACTGGTCTAGAGAATGAGTTCAAGACCGTTCCAGGTGTCCAGGCTCCCGAGATGGAACCCGAGCCTGAAATGGAGCCTCAAGCCCAGCCCCAAGCTCAGCCCCAGCCCCAGCATCAGCCCGACGATGACGATGTGTTCTTTGGAGACGCACCTGAACAGCGTACAAAAAAAGTTGGCTATAATTAAATGGAACTCTCCGACTATCTGCGTGACCCCATGAGCGCTGCTCTCATCGCGGGAGGCATCACAGCGGCTTACATTCATCTCAAGGCTCACCTCAACAATGAGGGTAAACTCGAACTCAACAAGTACACGAAGCCCGCTGCCCTCAATGCGATCCTCGTGTTTTTTATTGTGTCTGGTGGTATTGGCCAGAAAGAGGCTATTTCTACTGAGCCTTTTTAGACTTAAAGATTAAACCATTAGGTAAAGAAAATGGCGTCCGTTACTGCGTTTAACGATATGCTCAGTCAATTTCTTGTGGAATTGCACAAGACTTTTCCAGATGAAAAAGGCATCAAGAAGATGTTGACTTCCTTTGATGTGTTGAAGTCCACTAACCCCCGTCTCGTCGTAGACGCTTTTATGAAGGGTGTCACTCCCTACGCTGACAAGATTTCGGCGAAGGATGAGACTTTCCTCCTCAACGAGATTGAGACGATTGACTTTCTCAAGGATCTCAACATCAAGTCGTATTGGGAGCGAATGACGGCCAACACCAAGTCTGCGACTTGGCAGTATCTTCAGACTCTCTACATGCTTGGAACTACCATCACTTCCATCCCCGACGACACTCTAAAGATGATTGAGGGTATTGCGAAGGATTGTGCAGACAAGCTTCAGGATGGTGATGGCGAACTCAACCAGGATGCGCTCATGAAGATGATGGGTAACATGCTTGGTAGTCTTCCTAAAAAATAAACCTCCGTCTATACTAAATGAAAGTTTGGTTTGATGATCCTCAGCAGCTCATCCGAGCTGATAGGGTTTCGCAATTCTGGCCAACCAGTGAGCAAACCCCAGAAGATCGTATCAATGCCGCCTCTCGTTTCGTAATTTATGCGACTTGTCTCATTTATATCATTCGTCGTGATCCTCGCATTTTCGTGTTGGGTGCGACAGTTCTTTCGGTCATTTTCGTTCTTTATCGGTCTAAGATGGTGAAGGAGACGTATGGTCAAACCTTTGAGGGTGCGATGTGTCAGATGCCCACAGAGGATAACCCTATGGGTAATGTGCTGATCACCGACTTCACTGATGCTCCTAACAGGTTGGAGGCTTGTTATTATCCTACCGTGAAGCCTTTCGTGAACAGCTACACGAGTGACCGAATTCCCATGGATGGTGGTCGTTCTCGTTCTCCCCTTCCCAAATACATGAGGAACGGTGTCGATCGCCAATTTGTTTCGAACCCCGTGACAAAAATTCCAGGCGATCAGACGGCGTTTGCCGAGTGGCTGTATGGACCCAAGAATGGTCCAATGTGTAAGAGTGATACCAAGTATTGCAACCCTAACGCCCGAGGTGTTCAGCTCGAGGCGTTCGCGGGTCTCGGTGGTGATGGGGACATCAGGGGTCCCCGAGGTGGAGGAAGTGTGCGAGGTGGCGGTGGAACGTACAGTTAGATAAATATTCTTATGTAATAATAAATGGCGTATCAGCTTCAGCCTGGCCTTTCTAGAGTTCAAAACGCGGGTGCCGTCCCCTCTGTCAAGGCGACTGACGAGGTGTTTGTGTATCCCCAGCCCAGTAGTATCAACTGCGGTAGCTGCCGTCCCAACACCATGTTGTACGGTACCGCCCCTTACATGGCGGGTAAGGGTTCCCCAGCCCAATACATAGATACGAGTGATCAACTCCGTCCCCAATCCACGTCCCGTTTCAATAAGAACATCGTCCAAACCTATGAGCGTAACCTCTTCCCACTTTCCAACATGGAGTGCAAACTCCCTCTGCGTACCATGAGGTATGAGCCCGCGAGCACCCGTGCTGAGCTCCAGAATGGTCTCTTTCAGCAAAGGTACGCTAATAAAAATGTCGGTAAGAAGTAAGAATGGCTGATCCCATTTCGCTCATGGCTGTGGCCGGTCTCGTGTATGCTGGTCGAACTTTGAGTACTAAGTCTGTTCCACCTCCTCCTCCCGAGAAAGAGGCTGAAAAACCAGTAGTCAAAGCTCCTGTCGAAATACAAAATAACAATTTTGAACCCGCGGTCGAATATTCTCAAAAGAGGGAGATGGAGAGTTTCGCCGATATCGCTGTTCAACAGAGGAGTGGTGGTCAGGAGATCCTGAGCATGCGCAATCGTATGTATGATCAGGGTCGAATGAACAATCTCTCCCCCATCGAGAAGCAGCTCGTGGGTCCAGGTCTAGGTGTCGGTGCCGATACTCCCGCTGTGGGTGGTTTCCAGCAGATGTTCCGCGTGAACCCTGTGAATGTTGGTGAGTACAGACTCACTACTCTCCCTGGTCGCTCGGGTCCAGCCAAGGATATTACTGGTGGCCGTTCCGCCGTTGTCGGTGAACTCACCCATAATAAGCCCGAGACGACCGCTTTCCTCCCCTCTCGCTTACCCGCGATGCCTGGTCGTGCCCAGGGTATGTCCGGTGTGGTTCCTCGCAACGAACACGAGAAGACCAAGCGCACCACCAACCGTTCTGAGACTGGTCTCCGCAACGATGGTCTCGGTTTCAACGGTGCGAAGCGTTTCGTTTCTGCTCAGACCGTGTCCCAAGATCCTACCCGTTTCAAGAGTGATCGCAACGATGCGCAGTACAATTACTACAACCAGCCCGCTCCAGGTATCACCAACTTCCGTGGTGCATACACAAACAGTGCGGCTGTTCAGGTCACCGCGAAGACCAACGAGGAGCTCATGAAGTATGGTTTCCGCCCCGAAGATCGTCGTGGTAAGCCTAACCGCATGGGTAACGCTGGTCGCATGAACGTTCGCGAGAGTGCCCTCAAGCAAGGTGGTCGCCTCACATCGGTTCGCACCGATACCACACGCATCGATGGTCGTATGAACGCTGCCAACGGTGGTTGGACGCAGCAATATCAGCAGAAGGCGTTCCACCAATTCAACGCCTACAAGGGTAACGCGAACCCCCACGCACAAGATCTCGGTATCGCTCAGCGCCAGCTTCAGAACAACCCTCTCGCACACGGTCTCTATCAGTAAGTGTTTTAGATATTAGACAAAAACAGTCATTAAAATATTGTGCCTATATTTTAATGAAGGTGTATAACCTATCTATCGACAGTAGTCAGCGGGATGCGAATGTGTACCTGCACGCAAACAACTACGTCATCACTCTCGAAAATCCAATTTATGATGTTTCTGAAATTAAACTGGTTTCTGCTCGCATACCCACACCACAGTTGACTATATGTTCGACGAATAATACGTTTAGTGTCGATGGTCAGACAATTTCATTAGAGAATGCTGATTATCCAACCGGTGGTGATCTCGCGACACATTTACAGAATCAACTTGAACCACCGAGCACAAATGTCGACAGTGTCGCCTTTGATGACGATACGAAGAGATTCACATTTTCAAACACTACACCCGGTGATCACAACTTCACGTTCGAATTTCACACGGGGACAAACGGGTTTCTCGAAGATTCATCCCTCGTGACAACACCTTACCAACTTTTAGGATTTACTTCTGCCGATTACACGTCTACGAGTAACATTCTTACGTCAGGTGCTATAAATCTAGTTGGACCAAATTCATTGGTCTTGAAATTGACCGCAGGATCTGATGAATTTGCACAGAGTGTGTACACATCTACACCTTTCTACACTGGACACATACTCCTGGATGGTTCAGACTTCATCAATTTCAACGGAGCCGATGATAAACTCACACATCACTTTCATTCTGGTTCTCAAAAATATATTCGAGACATCAAAATTGAATTTTTCTACATGAGCAACGGACGTCTCATCCCGTATGACTTCATGAACCAAGATCACGTTCTCAAATTTGAAATCACGTGTTCGACAGATAAACTCGAAGGACTTCCCAAAGTTCCTTTGGATAAAGTTGTCGAAAAAGAAGAGGAAGAAGAACCTATAAGCATTCCTGAAGTGAAGAATGTTTATAGATGGAAGAGAGAATACATCTATATCGCATTGATAGTTGCGATCGGATTACTTCTCATGTTTTTCATGACGAGAAAACCACCTCAATATCCCAGAAAGCTTAGCGAGTGATCGCGTAGACAGGCTGAGCGGGCTTGGCAACACGGCCGTTGACGCGAGAGATCACCATGAAGACGATCACGGAGAGGAGGGAAGTGAGGACAGCGGTGAGAGCGTACTGGGTACCACCGTTCTTGGGGACACGGACAA